CAGTTCGTCTTTGGACAGGCTACGGTGATCTGACCATTGGCGTCGATACCTATACTGGATCGGGAAACTTGCTTTCCATTGGGGGGCTTGAAGAGGTCAATGATCTATCCGCGAAAAACATAACTCTGACGTTATCTGGTGTACCTTCCAGTTTGGTTTCTATTGCCTTGACTGAGCCATATCAAAGGCGTGAAGCTAAGGTTTACTTCGGTACTACAGATACATCATCGCCTATAGAAGTCTTCAGCGGTGTTATGAACACCATGAGCATTGAGGATAGTGGTGAAACAAGTGTTATTACTGTTGCTGTCGAGAGCAAACTGATACGCTTGGAGAAGGCCAGCAATCGCAGGTACACCCATGAAAACCATATTTCCCGTCATTCTGGCGATACGTTCTTTTCATTTGTTGCTGACTTACAAGATAAGGATGTCATATGGGGCAGAGAGAGAGCTTAAATCGCTACTTGAAGTCAGTAAGGGATATTCCTTTTGAATGGGGCAAGAACGATTGCCTCACCTTTACCAATAACGCTTACAAGGCCATGTATAATGAAGGCTGGGCTGACGATTGGCTTGGTCGCTATTCACAAAACCCTAAGAGAGACACGCTTAAAAAGGAGTTTGGCTTTTCGACATTTACGGAAGCGGTAGATAGTAAGTTGAAAAGAGTAGAGTATGTGCCGCCATTGGGGGCGCTTGTCACAACTAAGCAAGCTAGTAGATGGATTATAGGTGTAGCAATGGGAATATGCACAGGCACTAAGGCTGTTTTCTTATCAAAGGAAGGTGTGCTATATTTGCCCTTAGATTATATTCACCAAGCATGGGTTAAAGAGATATGAGCAAATACACGCTAGGTGACTACACAATAAAAAACTGGAATAGCTGGGATAGAGTTCCTAGAATGCCAGATGCCATAGCTGCTTATATAATATCTGCAACTGGTGCTACGGGTTTAACAGCGGCAGCGATTACAGTTGGAACTTATATAGCTGTAAGTGCAGTAACCTCTTGGGCATATATGTCCTTGATGCCTAAGCCAGACTTAGGACAGGGAAGTTCTGGCAGTATCCTAGTCAACAGCCGTGAAGCTGCTGCGCCACAAGACTTTGTATATGGTAAAGTTCGTAAGGGTGGTGTTGTTACCTTTTATGAAGCCACTGGCACAGATAACACATATCTACATCAGGTTATTGTGCTTGCCGGTCACGAAGTAAACAGCATTGGCGACATCTACATAAATGATGAGGTTGTCAGTATTGATGGGAATAACCTTGTCACTGGCGATACTTGGCAGAATAAGATCCGCATTAAGAAGCATGATGGATCACAGACTACAGCAGACAGTGATCTAGTATCTGAAACCAGCGTAGACAGCAATTTTAAAGGTCTTGGGATAGCCTATCTCTACGTCAGGTATGAGTATGACCAAGATGTATTTGCTAATGGTGTGCCGCTTATAACGGCTGTGGTTGAAGGCAAAAAGGTATATGATCCTAGAACAGCCACAACGTCATACAGCAACAATGCTGCGCTTTGTATTCGTGATTTCCTGACGTCTTCCTATGGCCTGTCCGATAGCGCCATTGACGATATATCCTTTGCCTCTGCGGCTAACGAATGTGATGAAAACGTAACTCTGGCTGGTAGCGGTACAGAAAAGAGATATACGTTAAACGGTATAGTCAAAGCCGATAGATCACTTGGCGATGTCTTAGGGGATATGGTTACAGCCTGTGCTGGTACTTTATTCTGGGGATCAGGTTATTGGAAACTAAAAGCTGGTGCGTATTCATCACCAGTTAAGACCCTTACACTAGATGACTTGCGTGGGCCTATAAATCTACAGACCCGCATCAGTATGCAGGATAACTTCAATACTGTTCGTGGTACGTTTAACGATGCAGAACAAGATTGGATTACTGCTGACTATCCAGAAATAACCAGCGCAACATTTAAAACTGAGGACAATGGCGAAGAGGCTTTACTAGACCTACAGCTACCCTTCACCACAAGTTCAGCAACAGCCCAGCGGCTTGCCAAGCTAACGCTCTATCGGGGTCGTGAGCAAATGACCTTGAGTGCAGACTTTGGACTTGAGGCATTCCAGATTGAAGTTGGTGACATTATTGCATTTACCAACAGCAGATACGGCTTCAGTGCTAAAGAGTTTGAAGTTATTGGCTGGCGGTTTGCATCGGATCAAGACGCTGGTGACTTGCGTGTTAATCTTACGCTTAGGGAAACATCACAATCTGCATTCGATTGGAATGCTGAAGAAACAGACATCGTTAGCAATAACTCTACGCTTCCAACATTTACATCTGTTGCCGCACCAACAAACCTTGCTCTATCAGCAACTGCTGTTATTAACGATGACGGTATTACCATTCCAGCTATTAAAGCAAGTTGGGATATATCACCTAATGCTTTTGTTCAGTATTATGAAATACAGTATAAGCGCTTAGGCGGCGAAGAAGATTATGACAGCATTGCCGATGCTCATACTGAAAGTGAAAACTGGGGAAGCATTACAGTTACCCCAACACAGACAGCAGAAGACTATGGCTTAACCAATGAGCCTATTCTAACGCCAGATGCTGCATTCACATCAGTCTTTGGCTCATCTAACTCATTTACCATTGAGCCTGTTCTAAATGGTTATGATTATCAGGTTAAGGTCAGAGCTATATCCGCTTTGGGTGTAAGATCACCATTTGCCACAGCACAACTTGCTTCACAGGGTGATACTACTCCACCGACTACACCATCTAACTTGTCTGCTGTTGGTGGCTCTAAGTATATTACAATCACTTGGACAAACCCAGCAGATCAGGATCTTAGCCATATTGAGGTTTGGGAAAACGACAGCGATAACCTTAACACTGCTTCTCTTGTTGGTGAAAGCTCTAGCAGTAACTTTATGCGTCCTAATCTGGCGAACAATATAACCAGATACTATTGGGTTCGGGCTGTAGACTTATCACTTAATAAATCTGGCTTTACCTCTAGCGTTAATGCAACAACGCTTCTGGTCACGCCTAATGACTTTAATGATGCAGTCAACGATCTATTCAGTGAAAGTGGCGCATATGGCATTGAACCTGTGTCATCACTTCCAGCGTCAGGTGCATTCGATGGCAAGCTGGTTTTGCTTTTATCAGACATTACTATTTACCGATGGGATGACGCTACTTCCTCTTGGTCAACAGAGATATATACAGAAAGCTCTGTCAGTGCTGGAGATGTAACCTTTGCATCATTTGCATCAGGTATTGAGCCGATTAGCATTGTCTCTAGCTTGCCCACCGTCTCAGGTTACACAGGGCCAAAGGTTGTTTTGCTTACAACTGACAACAAACTGTATCGGCTAGACAGCGGCGCTTGGACAACAGCAGTGCCAACCACTGACATCACAGGCACTATTGGTGAAAACCTGTTCAGCGATGATCTTAGACCAGTTGAGAGGGTATCGGCACTGCCAACCACTGGCTTAACTCAGGGTCGCATTGTTCTGCTGACTACCGATAACAAGCTGTATCGCTACACAGGCAATGAGTGGACATCTGCTGTACCATCAACAGACATTACTGGTCAGGTAAACAGTGGTCAGATTGCAGATGCAGCTATTACAGCTAGTAAGATTGGCGCTGATGCAGTCACAACAGCTAAGATTGCTAATGACGCTATAACATCAGATCTTATTGCCGCTTCTGCTGTTACATCTACTGAGATAGCTTCTGACGCAATCACAACGCCTAAGATTGTAGCTGGTGCAATTACCGCTACAGAAATAGCAACTGATGCTATCACATCTGATAAAATCATATCAAACGCCATCACAACGGCTAAGATTGATGCTGGTGCTGTAACAGCCTCAGAAATTGCTGCTGGCTCTATCACCACAGGTAAGATTGCTGCTGGAGCGGTTACAGCTAATGAGATTGCAGCTAACACTATCACGGCTACTGAGATTGCCGCTGGCGCAGTTACAGCTAATGAAATAGCCGCTAACACTATTACCACTGGTAAGATAGCAGCAGATGCAATCACATCGAATGAAATAGCAGCTAACGCTATTACAGCATCAGAGATAGCAACCAACGCAGTCACAGCAGATGCTATTGCAGCTAACGCTGTTAGCACATCTGAACTAGCAGCAGACAGTGTTACGGCTGGTATTATTGCTGCTGGTGCAGTTAGCACATCTGAATTGGCTGCTGATGCTATCACTTCAGATAAAATAGCTGCTGGTGCTATTGTAGCGGAAAGCATTGCAGCAGATGCGGTTACTTCAGCTAAGATTGGCACAGATCAAGTCACAGCGAATAAGATTGCTGCGTCATCCATCATTACGTCTAAGATCGCCACAGGAGCCGTTACAGCAGCTAAAATCAGTGTTAGTGAGCTATCAGCTATCTCTGCTGATTTAGGTACTATCTCAGTTGACAGTGCTCATATAGATGATGCTGCCATTACATCCGCTAAGATCGCAAGTTCAATTCAGTCTAATAACTATTCTGCTGGATCTGCTGGCTGGAAGATACAGAAAGATGGTAGCGCAGAGTTCAACGGCGTTGTTATCTCTAGGCAGCTTTTAACTGATAGTGGTACTTTTTCCTACGGCAGTGCAAACATATCAAGGCTCACTACGATCGGTGAGAGTTTTCATGTTTATGTAGAAAGTACAAACACACCAATCTCTGGGTGGGCTGGTTCGCAGAAAACCTACCTCTGTAATGTTGGCGTGACGGGTACTGTTACAGCAAACACA